GTCAAAGAAAGCCTGTTGCGCCTGCTGATCGGCCGTCGCTTTTTTCAGATCAAGATGAAAGGCCCCCAAACCTGCTCCAATTGCATCCGGAGCTGCTTGATTGGGCTGGAAGAAATTGCCCGGCTGGATCGTTGGTAGGTTCGGTGTGAGCTGGCCAAGCTGGCTTAAATCCTGAAATGGTAAATTCCTGAGGCCAAGTATCTCAGCAAGGCCCTGATTGCGCGCATCATTGGCAAAGCCGGCACTGGCAAACTGTTGGCCAAAGCCCTGATTATTTGCCGCTAAAGCGTCATTAAATGCTCTTGATTGCTCCTGGCCGCCAAATATCTGCGCCGAATCTGCCAAATCTCCAAAGGCTCTATTCTGTAGAGCCCCGACGCGATCCAATTCTGCAATCGCTGCGGAACTACCAAATGAGCCGGGAGAGCTTGGCAAGGCATGACCACGATCAACAAGGGTTTGTTCTGTGGCGCGATTTTGTGCATCGAACACCGGCTGGAAAAGAGCCGAGCCTCTATCAAAGAACCCTTGAGTTGCTTGATCTCTTGCTACACCAAAGTCATCAAAACCTGGAAGAGATGGGATTCCGCTGGTATCAATCTGATTAACCCTATCTCCAAGCCCGGATAGATCAGGCTGTCCGGAGGGTATATTATTTGCTGTCTGAACGCCAAGACCGGAGAGTGTTGAGGCAAGGTCTTGCTGATTAGTGAGGGTTTGTTGCGTTCCCTGTGGCAGCGTGACGGTTTGTGTTTGACCGAATGCCCCGCCGGGTCCTGTTCCTCCACCGAATGAAATATTGCCAAACGGGGATACCGTATTGATACGGTTAGCGTCGATCAGTTGAGAGAGATTTTGCGTGTTGGCTGATCGTTGCTGATCTACAAGCCCCGTGCCTGTTGGAACCGGCTGTGTGGTGTCTACTGATTTCTTTCCGATTTTATCCTCCTACCGATTCGGCAACTGTGTTGGTGTGATTGTTTTCCCTGTTAACTTTTGGACGATCTGAGAAGATACAGAATCTGCGCGCCACTCTCTGTGCTCCTGCTCTCTTGGAGAGAAGTCATGATCCTCTATGACCATTCCTTCTCCTGTCGTATAAATCTCAATTATCATGACAGCCTCTTTTGCGCCGTCCTTCAGCCCGCGTTCATATTCGGTCATATTATCCATCTACAGTTTTTCCGTTCCATTCCGTATGAAATCGCTGTCTTCCCATCAGGCATCGCACTCGGATGAACGCCTTCCTGTTTAAATCCAGCTTTAAGTACAAACTTTCGCGCCCGTTTATTCCCTTTGTGGCAAATTGCAGTTACACGCATGCAATTGAGCTTCAGGAACGGGTGTGCAAAGTATGCTCTCAAGGCATTTCTATTGAGCCAACGCCCTTCGCCGGCAGCGACCATTTCAATGTCAGTTGTTCTGAAATTATGATAGGCGACCGCTCCTAGAATGGACTTGCTGTTAACGCTGCATATAATCGAATGCGTAGATTCTGGGTTAAAGTCGTCAACCTTGCTTGCAACATAGAGTGTAGCGAAGCGAATTTCTTCAAGTGTCTCTGGCAGCCAAACCCTAATCACCGAGGCCCGCCTACCTTGTACATAACTCTGGATGATTTCCAGTTGATCTCAGATTGCGATTCCGACGAGATTACGCGAAGTGATCCTGCATAGCCCTTTCCCCCAATTCCCACCCATTGCTTAACCGCAGCAAATATCCCTGACCATACTGCTGTGTCCCAAATAGCAGTATCCCATACGCCAATTCCGGTGATTGAATCTGCGGTAATCCCTCCGGTGTTTTTATGCGAACCAAAATCGGTTGCAAAGCCAATCTGAATAAAGGGAGTTGAATCGGTTTCAAATATCGGTTGGCATTGCGTAAAGACTTTTACCCTCCCTGGTTTTCCGAAATAATTCCAGGCAGCTACGGCTGTAGCTGTCACTGCTGTCCCGGCGGCAAAGACAGTGTTTTCCATTTTCTGAATCTTGCCGTCAAACCCGCCAAAGTAAGCCTCTCCATTAAGAAGCGACCATGAACTGGCATTCATATCCCTGAACCTGCACCATGCTCCCGTTACAGTGTTCATCACATGCTGATCGGACTGAGTTCCAGAACGGGGAATATTTATAATCAACATTGACGAACCTGGATGGAGAAGAACTCTCCAACGCTTATTTGCCTTGTACATAGTCAATGCGTTATTAGCCGCGTTTTGAATCTTGTCTGAAATCGCATAGCGTTTCGAAACATCAGTTCCCCTTGAGAGCACACTGGAGAGAGCAATATATCCGTCTCTCGTCAGAAATATTAAATCAGCGCCATATTTTATAATCCCGAACCGATTGATTGGTTCTCCTATGTCGTAAATTCCTGATAATTCCCAGAAGTTAATAACACCAGGATCGGTTCCGCCATAGATAGCAACTTGGCCTTTGGAGGAGATAAAGACTGCATAATCCGCCCTCCCTCCTCCCGCAGTATCATCAGTCAGGGCCCCACAACCAACAATCGTCCCGCCCTTTTGAAGGATTGTATTCAATGGGAAGAACTTCATCTGTGCGCCAGTGATGGTATTGGCCTGGTCGGTGTACCAGAAACCCAACATGGTATCGTCTATGAAGTAGGCCCGGTTATGAAAGCCCATTCCTGAAACTTGATTAGCCGATGTAAAGGTTTCGGATTCGCTAGCATGTGTGGTTAGACCATTAGCCGCCCATGTCGTTCCATCATATTCCTGAATTGCATCGACGCCGTTCATGTGAAATGACTCAGTGAGATAATTAAAACTAAATACTTCCGCAGCCGTATCAAGTCCGGTCTTTAATGCTGCTGGGACAGTGGATGTTGTGACATCAAAGACTTTACCATTGGTAAATGCGAGGAGCTTGGAGGTGGCGCCGATATTATGTTCAAAAAGCCCCACTACGGTCGTGGTTTCACCGGTATCGGAATGTTCGATATAAGGTAATCTCTGAACTACGTCTCTTTCTCGGGGAAACCAGTTATCAAGCGTGATGGCGTCTGTTTCCGCCATGCTATCGAGACTATCGCGTGCATTCCAACCCCCGACTGGAGCTGGTACTCTTGAGACTGATGCTGTATCGCCGCGCGGTACGCGTGCGAGGGCTCTCAGCATTCCACTCATGAGGCAGCCACTGCTGAATACTCACCACTGCGAGGAGCCGATCGACCTCCGTTTATAACTCTGGTTCGTGCATGATTGTTCAAGGCCATGTTCTGAAGGGTGATTTCGTAGGTTCTAAACTCTTCCGAATAATCCACTCCAGCTGCCTTCAGCCATCGCCAAACTAAGCCAGCCTCCATGACATCATCGGGGATTTTGGAAGTATCCGCATCGGCTGCGAATGCATCAGCGTCGCCGCTTGATGCCAATGTGACCCAGTTTTTCGTCCTATAGGAAAAGGCAAAGCTCAGACTTACCGCCGGGGCGGGATATATAAATAGCGTCGTCCCACGAAGGAAATAATGCGGTTGAGATGGGGTTATTACATTGGCCTTCATGAATTGATAGTCGATCTCATCAATCGGACCGAACACTTCTTCCTGATTGGTTCTGTCCCAGAAGGTCTTTGGAATAAATCGTTGAAACCCTGAGGCGTGAGTAGTTATTGCTCCCTGAGATTCCGTTGCTACAGTAGTGAACGTGGATTCAACGGTAAGCTCAACGAGATTATGTCTCCAGGTTATTAATTTTCCCTGCCGATTTGCCAGGGAGAGGAGTTGTCTTACTTGCGCGTCTGTATTGCCAATCACAGTCGAGGGCGCGGATAGTTCCAACTCATCCGTTACGCTCTGGATAATCGTCAGAAGGGTCATTACCCGCCGCTTCCTTCATCATCTCCGAATTGTTTATCCAAAACTTCATTCATGCGCTCGTCAGCCGATTTCATTGGAATGCGCGGCTCAGGTTTAGCACCTGTCAATCGGTTGTTTTCAGCGCGTAATTGTTCCTTTACCGCACGAACAGCTTCCAGATCGGCATTGATCGCTTCGATCATATC